AGGAAGCTCGCTGGTGTCGTTTTGCGCGCTTAGCCATTTTTCGGCAATTGCTTTCCAGCCTAAGCCTAAGCCAATGGGCGCATAGAGTGCGTTTAAGTGATAGCCGCGGTTGGCTTTAATGCTAGGGCGCTCTGCTAGCCAGCGGCCCTGTGCCAGCATTTCTGTTTTATAGCCTTCATCAATTAATACCGCGCAGTGTTCACATAAATACTGGCAGTTTTCTACTACGCTGGGCTCGTCATCTTTTGGCAAGCTCATTCTGAATTTTAGGCCGAAGTTTTTTTCTTTACCGCCAAACTTAAGCGTTTGAAACTCGCCGCAGTGTGGGCATGGCACATGATAGCGGCGCATGTCGCTACGCTTGTATAGCACTTCAATGCGCGATGCCTGATCGTTAGTTGGAGTGCTCACAAAATAGCTTTTGGCGCGGCTAAAAGTACGTTGCCTGTTTTCAATGAGCGTCATCGGGTCGCCCTCACCGCCTACGTCCCACGGAAAAGCATCCACTTCATCACATATCACGTACGGCAAGTGATCGGAGCGCAAACTATCTGGCGAATTAGCCCCGGCTTTGATAATGCGCGAACGTGCGCCATATTCCATCAGGTCGCCGCGGTTGGTTTTGCTGCGGCTTGCGGTACTCACTAACTCAGAAAGCACCTCAGACTCATCAATCATTTTAGCCAGGCGTGGATTAAATGAGCGGTCGCGTAACTCTAGCGTGGGGACCACTACCAGTAGATCTTTATTCTGCAAGTGGTGCATCACATAGCCTAGCCAGTTATTCATGGCCTCGGTACCACCTACCCCTGAGCTTTTTATGAACGTCACGCTGCGCACGGGACTATGCTCGCTTAAGCTGTCCATAATTTCTTTAAGGTAGGGCGTAAGCGCTGTATTCCATCGCCCGGGTGAATTGGTTCCGCTCTGCAGCCAGCGGTTACGGTCCGCCCACTGTGAAACGGTGAGCAGATCACGCGGCTTGGCGCCACGCTTAAAGTATTCTGTAAAAGCTGGCAAAGGCAGCTTGGCCTGCTCAACTTCTTGCGCCAAGCCGCGCATGAGGTCTAGCGTTGCATCTGTCATCAGGTAATGCACGCGCGTTTCATCATACTCACCATCAATCACGGCCAGCAGCTGCGCTTGCATGCGATTGGTGAGGCTGAGCATGAGTGCGCGGGTTTTGAGGGCGCTAGCGAGTAAGTCTGCATTGGTGCAGGTGTCTGCCAGCGCTTTTTCGTATTCTTTGCTAGCAATTTCAGAGTTTAGGCGCGATTCTTCTGTTTTTAGATCTGCCATATTGGCCATAGGTGACTGCATTTATTTGCTGCCTTTTCGCAAACGGCGCATTGAGCGCGGAAACTCGGATTTAATCACTCGCTTTAGTGCCGCGATCTCGTCATTTAATAGTTGCAATCTCTGGTTTTTATCAGTAATTACGCTTAAGCGTGGTGCGGTTTGGTCGATTAAACGCTCGATTGTTGCGCGCAAAGTATTCCCTAGCGCTAAAGCTTCACGGCGTACATCGCCTAAAATAAAACGGCTACCCAATACCAGATCAAAACTGAGCTCTTTATGCTTATTTTTAACAGATTGTGTGAGTCGCTCATAACTGGCGCGGCTACCCTCAACTACTTCGGCAGCTTCACGTTTTTTCCTTGGCTTTTTAACGGTCGTACGCGCTGCCGCATGTCGAGCCGCTACCGCAGGATTAGACCCGCTGGCGGTTTCTGCTATTTTTGCTAGCGACTGCTCAATATCAACACGCTTACCAGTAGCATCTAACACAATGCGGCCATGGCTGATCAGCTCAGTGATGTAGCTAGGTGCGCGATTAATGCGCTTTGCAAAGTGGCTTTTTGATTCGGTGCTCATACGCCTACGCCTAGCAACACGTGCGCGGTATTGAGCAGCACGCCAAAAATGATAAAGTAGCAGGTTATTTTTTCTAATAAGGTCATTGCTTAGCCAGCTACCACGGTAGTCACTTCAAAATAAGCACAATCATCATCCGCCATTGCATAGAACGCTGACCATGCTTGATTTGCTTCTGCGTCAGGCCTTAAAAATCGACCGCAGCTTTGTTTGAATGCGCAGCGAATCCCTTCACACTTGGCAGCGTCCGCACGTGGCGTTAATTTAATTGCGTTTGTATCCATTACTACCCCTTTGGTTGTTTTGTGCGCTCTGGCGCGCTTTGTGTTGTTTTTCACTGCGGATAAATTCATCATCATCAACCCAGTTATCCGTTTGCTTGATTAGATCGCCATTAATAGTGCTTAAACGAATAGCCAAGTTTTCAATACCAAAGGCTTCAATCATTTCTTTTGTGAACTGATTCGTTGTTTTATCCATCACTTTTATTAACCTAAATTCTTTTTTGATAATGTGCAGGGTGTGCAATGCAGTGTGCAGGGGTTAAATTCTTTTTTTTCTATATAAATCAATGAGTGTGCAGGGTGTGCAGGGTGTGCAGGGTGTAAATGATTCCCGTGCGAGATTAATAAATTAAATGTTTGAAATAAATTGTTCACACGTGCGCGCGCATTGCCCCTGCACACCCTGCACAAAACCTCTGTAATGCAGTATTGATAAGGCTTACAAAGGTTTTTAACACCCTGCACACTACCCTGCACACCCTGCACACCCTGCACACCCTGCACGTATTTCATGATTTATTGCTTTCAAGATCTGATGTAAAGTAGTTGGCACAGTCTGTAATCCACTGATTTTCTGTTTTGTCTTCAGGTTTGGCGTATCCGCTGCGCGATAAGATCTCCGCAGGCGGCACTACAATAGTGAGCTGGGTGCGCTTGTCTTGTAAGTTGCTTTCATTTTTCCTGAAAGATACCCAGCCGGTGATATTTTTAACCATGCCTAAAAATACGCCGGATGATCTTGGCCATGGCTCGCCGTTTTCTTTGCACCATTCGCGGTAAGCCGTATATAGATCCATGGTTTTGCACGGGCAAACAATCCACTTGGTTTCACTGCTGGTCCAATGCTTAATAAAACGCCGGTCGCTAGGCAGTGACATTTCGATCAAGTTGTTTTTTGCCTCTGTTTTTGGCGGTGGCGTATGCCTGTTAAATCCGGTTAGGTCCACATTCATTAAGAAGTCATAAAATGCCGCGATGCCGCCATTGTCGCGTTCATCTAGCGCACCGTTGTAATGCTCACGTGCCAGGCATGGCGGGGTATAAACAACAAGGTGACGACGATCATCGCCTTCAAGTGGCAGCGGCATATCTTCATTAGATAAAAATGCCACGTTCATTTGGTTTTTTTGTGAGTAAGCTGCGACGTTTTTTGGATTAACGCGCACGGTTTCACCGGTGACTAGCTCTTTAAGTTCGTTTTTTATATTCCATTTGTCGGCACTGGTGGCTACTTCTTCAGCCAGTATGAAAAGCTTACTATCTGCCCAGTCTGCATTAAACTTGTCTTCAATGCCTCGGTTACCAATCACCGTTGAATAGCGGCCATAGATGCTGGCCAGTATTCTAAAGATGAGTGATTTACCCGTGCCCTGCGGACCGTGCAAAATAATCGCACTGCCCATTTTCGCACCAGGGTTTTGTAGTGGGTAAGCCATCCATTTAAGAATCCACCATAAAATTTCGTCTGCATTTTTTTCTTTGCTGCATAGGTGTTCTAGCGTGGCCAGAATCTTGCTGCATTCTCCTGCCTTGGGTTGCATTTCCCAGCCAGTCCAGGTGTTTAATTTAACTGCAGAGTCTTTCATCGACGGGTCGAATCCGATTTCATCAAGGTAATAAGCCCCCCTCGACTGCCATAGGTAATGACGTTTTACATCATCGGATTTTGTGCCGGCTACCAGCACGGCAAACATCTGGTCTTTTAACGCTATTTTGTGCGTCCATTGATCAAATACATACTTGCCAGTGCCGTCATCTAGTGGAATAAACCGCGCAACCGCATCATCAACTTCCATCACGCTTACTGCTGATTTACGCTCAAAGCTTACCCCTCCCCCCTCAATAACATTTCGCGCCGCTGGCGCTTCATTTTCACCCCAGCCAAGTTCTGCTAGCTTGCTCTCAATTTGCACTGTTACGGTGCTATTTGAGCCAGTGGCGTAGTTGGCTAGATCGTTAAAGTCTGTGAGCTTTTTGCCTTCACGATCTGCTTCAAATACTGGTTTTACCCAGGATCCACTCACTGCAAGTGCGGCAGCTTCTGCGGCCTTACAGCCGGGGTTGCCTTCAGTTAGATAGTCATCATCGGCGCAGATCAGTATTTTTGCGCGAGGGTATTTTTTATGCAGTGCAATAGCTACCGCCAGTAAATTTCCAGCATCAAAAGCTACTGCTACCGGAAACCCTGTGGCTTGGTGTAAAGTTGCGCAAGTAGCATAACCTTCAGCGATCAGAATCACGCTTCTTGGCGTACCCCCAATCAAATGAAATGCGCCTTTTTTATTTAAGCCCTTGGGCCAGTATTGCTTTTCAAGTTTGTTGCCGCGGTCTTTGCCGCGTATGATTTGTAAGCCGCAGAACTGGGCGCTGGTATCTTGCATGGGTATTGCTACCGTACCATTGCCGCTAGGCGCATATCTCAGGCCATAGGCTTGAACGTTTTTGCGCTTTAGGTATTGGCTTTCGCCATCAACAACGTATTTAGACCAAGCAAAAGCGGCCTGTTTTGCCGCGGCTGCAGCCTCAAGCTTGCGCTGTGCTTCCGCTTTCTTTTGTGCCGCTAAGTGCTGTGCTTTAATTGCCGCCAGCTGATCTTTATCGAGTGAGATACCTTTACCTGGTGCAATCTTTTCTGAGTAAGAATCGCCGCCAATAAAATAGCCAAAGCTACCAATCAGTGCAGATTCGCCGCCATCGATCGTAATTGAATGCACCACATACCAGCCTTTTTGCTCATGGTCTTTGCGCTTGCAGCGCTGCATTTTTCCGACTTCAATGGTGCTTATTAAAAATTCATGCGAGACTAAGGTGCTTAACACCTCGTCATAATTACGCCAGTTCATCGTATTCTTCCCTGCATGACTGCACGAATGGCACGGTCAAACTCAACAGCAAGCTCGTCATTAATGCGCTTCACAACTACCGCATTAATGCGGCGTGTATTAAACATTTGCGGAATGCCGATTGTAGTCACTGGCTTAATTGGCAAGCGTGAACTCCCGGTGCGCTCAAATACCGTACGGCCCTTGTTGCCAATGAAAGCGCCTTTAATGGTTTTATTGCCACCGATCTTTTTGATTTGAAACCTAAGCTGATTCTCTGTGCCGGATTTAACGCGACGGCGACCTTCAGCCAGTGTTACTTTCTTTTCAACAAACTGGATCACGTTCATAGAACGGCCACGTTTACCGCCGGCAAATGGGTCCAGTATTGCGCGCCATCCGCTAAAATTCTTAGTGGCTCTGATCACACGAAGACGCGCGCGAACTTCAGCAGATTTGATATTGTAGGTAGATGTAATTTCACGCACCATGCTGGTGTTGGCCTTCGCCACGGTTTTATTCAGCGCTGCAGGTATCACGCGTTTTTGCAATTCATCTGTCAGTTTATTAAGCCGTGTTTGCACGTCCTTAAAATCTGTTTTAATTGTGAGGGTTACCATATGCATTCATCCGTAAGTTAAAAAGAGCGCTCAAGATTTCAGTAACTTGTTACGCCAAACCCTAGCGCTATTCCGCGCCGTTTCGCACCCGCTTTGATGAGTGCTGGGGAGTACCTTTCATGCACCAGCTGCTTGGTATGGGGTGATTGAGCCTTCATCGATGCAGCGCCTTATAATCTCTTGAGGGGTGCGGGGTTTTATTTATTGCCAGTGCGCAACTGCCAGTCATCACGGCAGTTTGCATCGCAGAATAAGAGCGGGTGTTTGATCTGCTCATCACAGTTATTACATATGCCATTAGGTGTTAGCAGTGGCTTGGCATTGGCTCTTGCCATTACCGCAGCTAGCAATAGTGCGCGGTCTTTCTCTTCGTAAGCAGTGGCTTGATCGTCAATGTTCATAAGTATTAGCCCTTATTAACTGGGGCTATATTGGCACTACCCACGCCGAACTCTTGCTGCCACAATGCATTACGTGCTACTCGCAACCTATCTGCGACGATAAGTGATCGGATATAAGATGATCGAGACATACTGCAAGATGCTGACTGGTTCATTACCCATAGCTTCTCATCAGCTGTTAGATTTACTTTCTCAATCTCATCGTGGTGTTGTCTTTCAAAGCTCATGGCGCTTAATCCTTATTGGTTGTGTAAGTGCATATCCATTTGGTAAAAACCCCTCACAGCCGCTAAGCCGTGAGGGTGGTAACACTAAGGATGTATGCATGTCGACTTATAGTCATAGCGCAGGTTATGTTCTTGTTGATACCGTTCTTGCATATCAACCCCGACCAGGCGCGGGTATTTTTTATTTGTTATGCACTGCACTATTAAAAATATCAGGGCGGCTTAGCTCAAGGACTCTCCTCCACGGAATTGGTATGCCGCGCTTACGCCAGCCAGATACAACAGCGGGGATAGTTGGTGAGCATAATTCTGCAACCTTTTGGTTGCCCCCTAATGCGTCTATTATTTTTGAATCTTTATTCACAGCTCAAATATTAGCTTGTGCTAAACAATATTGCAATAGCAATTGTTAATTTTAATTACATTTAATCCTTGGGATAATTAGCAAATGAATATTCAAGACAATAGGGTAAAAAACCTGAGGCGATTTATTGAGACTCATGGAACTGCCGCAGCTGTGGCACGTAAGTTTGACGGGGTAGATGCTTCATATCTTTCACAGATACTAAACAGGCATCGAAACTTTGGCGAAAGATCTGCTAGGAACATAGAGCAGCTCTGCAATCTTAAGGATGGGTACTTCGACGTATTTAATGCAGAGTCTATTCCAGGCAGTTCTGATGAACAGCCAAGGCTTGGGCTGATTCCTCTATTCACTTTTGTAACTGCAGGAAATCTTTGTGCCACAGGCCGCGCATTTACTAAAGATGATGCTCAAGGCTGGATGTATTGCCACCTCAAACATAGCGATCAAACATTCGCCCTAACTATTACAGGTGATAGCATGTCGCCAAATTATTTAGATGGGTCTACCATATATGTAGATCCTAAGATTAACCCTGAGCATAACGACGATGTTGTAGTATGCTCACCGGAGGGTAAGGCAAGTTTTAAGCGCTTACAAATCACTCAAGATGGCAACCTTCTTGTTGCACTAAACCCTGATTTCCCTAACAGAATACTACCGGTGCCTGAAGGAACGGTAGTCTGTGGGGTTGTAATCTACTCAGGGAGTGCTGTCGGCAGGTTTAAATGAAAGGTAGTTATGGCATATATTGTTGTATGGTTAATATTTGTTGGGTTGACTGTTAAGGTTGCCATCGATAAAGGTAGAGACCCGGTAGGATGGTGTTTAATTGCTTTATTGTTAGGACCAATAGCGCTGCTAGTCATCTTTATCTTGGACCCAGATATCAGTGGAATTGTTAAAGCTGGCTATAAAAAGGCGTGTCCATTTTGTGCCGAGCTTATTAATACAGAAGCCACAAAGTGTAAGCACTGCGGGGAATATCAACTAACTACAAGCCCTGAAAATCTTAGTGAAAAAGATTTAAATGATTTAATTAATCGAATGCAAAATAAAAAATAGTATTGCTCGCAGTCAACTAAACCCGCTTATGCGGGTTTTTTTACGTCTATAGATAGCATAAATTAGCATTAGCTATTGACAATATAAATTAGCTTTTGCTAATATATATCAAACGTCAACGTAAAGAGGTTTGAAAATGGCACTTAGCTTATCGGAACTACACTCAGCATTTATGCGTACTAGTTTATCTGCACAAGGTTATAGCTTTCAATCCGCCATGAATTGCCAGGCGTTAGAAATTTGTATTACTCGGTTGGCAACAATCGCTAAGCATAAATTTGTAGCCGTTAAAACAGCCCCGCCTTATTGGTGGAATAAATACTAAGGAATGTAAGTTATGAGTCCTATCGAAATATTTATCTTAAATCTTAAAGGGTTGATGCTTCAGCACAGTATTAATACTGCTGCACTAAGCCTTAGTAGTGGCGTTTCAAAAAGAATGATTGATTACATTTTAAATAATCAGAGAAATCCAAGTATTGAAATTATTGGCGCTATAGCCCATGTTTTTGATCTTAAAGCTTGGGAAATGCTACATCCAACACTAGGAGTAACGTATGAATACAATTAAATTTGAAGCAATCCCCAATGAATCACTGCTGTTAGATATTGCCATGCAAGCCTCAGCCCGGCATTTAAACCTAATCACTAATGGCAAGCGCTCAGTGCTTTGTTCAATAGTGCCGCCGGGCTGGAAAGTAATGCCAATAATGCAAAAGGTAGCAGCGTGATGATTAAAACCATACTTATCGCATCAGGTGCGGCTTACCTTATTAGCTGGATTATCCATGGCAAGCTCATCAAGCGCATTCAAAACACATGCTATTACCTTAAGCGTGGCCACTATAGTTACCGCCAGGCATGGCGCATTGCAGGCAGAACAATATGAGCGCCCTGCTGATTTTTACAAGCACATTTGTCCTGGTATTCGCCCTTGGTTTTCAGTCGCTAAACGTCAATAACGGCCACTACAAAGCGGCATTTTTAACCAGCTTTGCTATTGCTGCCAGCAACCTCATTTTATTCAAAACAATCCCGCAGGCCAACTGGCTAGAAATAGCTGCGTATTTAGCGGCCGGCCCTTTGGCTATTGTAGCCAGCATGTGGGCGCATAAACGATTTTTAACCCGGAATAAACCAACCCAATAGGAGCAATACCATGAACGACCAACAAGTAGAGCAAGAGATTCAAACCAAAGGCCTTACGGCACCTCGCATTACCCCGCAGCGTATTGATGAAGTAATCGTGGGCGAGCAATACCACGTATTTGAAGGCACTACGCTAACAGTATGTTGCCTTCATCTTGAGAATGGCTTCACTGTAACTGGTGAGAGTGCTTGCGCTAGTCCTGAAAATTTCAATAGTGAGTTAGGCCAAAAGATTGCTCGAGATAACGCAAAGCAAAAGATATGGGCGCTTGAAGGCTATTGCTTACGCAACAAATTAACAGAAGTAAACCCCACTAACTAGGAGATATAAAAATGAACCCATCTAGACCGTTTTTTGATGTAGCCCGCGAACTTCGCCGCGGTAATTTTTTAGAAGAGTGCGCAGATAGTTTGCAAGAGGTAATTGCAGCCGTAGAAGAAACGAACAAAGGCGGTAAGTTAGTCATTGAAATTTCAGTGCAACCGGCGAGTAAAGGCCAGGGTGCTGTAAAAGTTTCAGATCGAATCACCTGCAAGCTTCCGCAACTGCCTGCTGGAGAAACCATTATGTTTGTGACTTCTGATAATAACTTAGTTGCTAATGACCCTCGCCAGTCGTCACTTGAACTTAAAGGTATTGATGCAAAAATAAATGAACCGCTTAAGCAGGTTGCCAGTAGCTAATCACCTTAAGTTTTACACAATAAAATAATTTTGGAGTACAGCATGACAGATAAAACGGAAGCACAGGCCATTGTAGATTTAAGCCAGAAGCCATTTGTAGAGCAGATTAATGGTGTACCTTTTTTAATATCCCCAGCCGGTAATGGCGAATGGAAAAATGAAGCACACCTCACCCTATTGCCGGCTCCGCTACGCAAAAAAGGTACGTTGCAAATTCATGAGGTTGAAAGCTATATTTCCATGACTAAAAAGCATGGGTCATTAGGTAACTCTAGTATTTATATTGATGTGGATTATGCAACATCACATGTAGTAGCAACCACGGTATTTAATGACCATGATGAGAGCTCTGCTGGCTGGCAAGACCATAAAGCCGTATTTAAGCCAAAATTTAGTGCTGAATGGAATATCTGGATTAAATTTAATAAGCAAAAACTTAGTCAGGTAGATTTGGCACAATTTCTAGAAACAAATATCAGTGATATTGCTCAAATTGACGGCTCAAAAATGCCAAGCGGCTCTGACATTTTAACCTTTGTATCGCAACTTGAAGAAAAACGTACTGTGAAGTATGGCAGCGCTGTTAATTTGCAAAATGGCATGGTTCAAATTGAATTCATTGAAGAGGGCGACAAGGGTACTAGCAGCAAGCTTGAGCTATTTAAAGAATTTGCTATTGGCATACGCCCATTCTTTGATGGGACACCGTACCAGCTTAAAGCTTTTTTACGCTACAGAATTGAGCGCAATACCGGTGAAATTATCTTTTGGTTTGAGCTACAGCGCGCTGATCGCGTACTTGAGGATGCTTGCAAAGAAGTGATTGCCAATATTAAAGATAAAACAGGCTTGCCGGTCACCTTTGGTATTGCCCCATAACAGTTGTTTACGGGTGAAATCCTCTGTCTATCCGGCACCGTATATACGGTGCCGGATATAGGAAAGTAGCCGCCATTATTAGAATAAAAGGATAGCAGCATGAACCGCACCCAGCGCCGCCAAGCAGAACGTAACGAACGTAGAGGTATCAGCTACAGCGAGCGGATTGTACCCTTACCTGCCTTGCTCGATGAATTCACTGTATTCGATATGCCACAAAGCATTATCGACCAGCTAACAAGCGGGGCTATTGACGCTGCAGATGGCGTGCCAGTGTTTAGGGATAACAGCGGCCAATGGTGTGAAGTAGTGCCGGCGCTTGAAGGCTGGCTGCTGACATGGCGCAAACTAAATGCTGAGTTAAATCTGCAGCTTTCATTTTATAGCTTTACGCTGCTATCAAACCGACTTGAAAAAGGTGAGTTGATAGATGCTATTCATATCATCAATGCCGCATGTGAGTTAAGAGCCTGTAGGCACGCATTTAGATCTGCTGATAGAAAGAAAATTGTCAGCATAGCAAAAACTGCACAAATTCAAATTTTAATGGAATCTGTATGACTGAAATTTATAAAGAAATCGTTGCAGCGTTAAAAGACCATACGTCTGCTAACCCGTTCCGATTTAGAGATTTAAAGATCAAATTACCAGACCCATTAGACGCTATTAATAGTGCTTTGGATGATCTATATGAAAACAAGATAGTGAACAAGTGCTACATGATTAAGGATGACTGGCAAGATGATGTTTACTGGCCAACTGCTCAAGCCCTGCAGCCAGCATTTAATGGCCGAATAGTAACTAGCACCTTACATAAACTCAGATCTGTTCCGCGCAGGCATGAACTAAAAGAAAAAAACGTACCAGTTCCGGCTAAAAGCATAGAGGTAAGTCTCATGGCGAAAATGAGCAAATCAAGCTTAATAAAATCAATCATCGATAAAAGCCCTGGTATTGAACATGATGAATTAATGCTGCAATTTGTAGGCATTACAGAAGACAGTATTCAGAAACGCAAGGCGCACGATTTAATTCTATATGTGCTAAAAAAAGGTGGCTATTCTAAGTACAGCCAAACCCGCGTGGCTGATGGGGCTTCCATTAAGTGCTACTACAATGATTCGGCCCCTGAAAAGCCGCTACAACTGAGCGCCTCTGAGGACGAATCAATTAAAGTTGCTTATATGATCGAGCATGTCGATCAAGCCACTAATGCCATGAATAAAACAATGGCATTTACCAAAATTAAAAAGCAATTTGCACTAGATTTAATCAAGCTTTTATCGGCACTGGAATCATGGACATTTGCAACAAAAGAACGTATGCCTGATTACCTGATCGAGCAATTAGAAACGGCGGTGGATAAATTAACTGATGAGGTTTTGGTATGACACACACCAAAGAACCATGGGAAGTAGTCGAACGCGGACATTCCGAAGGCTTTTGTGACATCGACAATGACAAAGGAACGGTCGTACTCAGCATCAGGAAGCTAGACGCCCGCCGCATAGTAGCCTGCGTCAACGCCTGCTCAGGGATTGATGACGAAATGCTTGCTGACGACTGCTTCAACAAGATGCGTGATGACCGCGATGATCTGCTGAAGCAACACGATGAACTCCGCGCGGCTTTAGAATCCTGCAAATACGATTGCAATACAGGTGAAGTTATTGGCATTGCAGCAGAAGCTATAGCATCGACAATGCCAAAGGGAAAACCATGAAATATATCATCGACTATCTTGATGGACAAACAGCAACAGTTGAAGCGGATAACTTTGAATCTAAAAATGGATTTATTGAACTTTATAATACAGAAAAAAACTCTGGCAGCAACAGGACTTATTTGTGGGTAGCTACGTTCTCTTGGGCTCAAGTTCGATCTATTAAAAATATAACATTATTGGAAGCGCTGTGATACATCAAGACCTAGTCCATCCAATTGATCATGCTAGAAGTTTCCTACGCGATGTGTGCCGACTAAACTTCACAGATAAGACTTTTAACTTTTACATAGAAAAGACTCTAGCGGGTGACTTTGCGGTTGAGATTGTCCGATACATCGAGCAGTTGAAAGCAGAAAAGCAGGACGCGGCTGAGATTGCGGAACACCAAGCAGCCACCATTGCGCAGTTAAAATATTTGAAAGCATTGCAAGATTTATTAGCTATCAATGTAACTAAGCTATTTGAAGAAAACGCACAACTCCAAGCCGATAACCTAAAGCTGAGAGAGGCTTTGGAAGCCTGCAAGTATGACTGTCATACGGGCGAAGTTATTGGTATTGCAGCGAAAGCCTTAGCTTCAACGTCTGGAAAATAGTCAAAGCGCATGATTAACTACGTCCTAATATCTAAATTTGAAGAGCTGACTGGCTATACGTCCGCAGCGATTCATACTAAGATACGCGATGGCGTCTGGATAGAAGATATACACTTCACCAAAGCGCCAGACAACAGACTGTTAATCAACTTAGAGAAATTTAACCAATGGGTAGAAACAGCAGCGGCATCACGCAAGCGTCTGAATCGAGCTATGAAATCACCTTCACCTATAGAGGGGCGCGCTGCCGTGAAAGAATCAAACTCCAGCCCAGCCCCACTAACCTAAAACGGTTACAGAATCACCTTGGTGCTATTCAAGATAGCATCGACAAAGGTACATTTAATTACGCTGTTACCTTTCCAAATTCACCGCGCCGCCTACAGTTCATAGAAAAACAAGGTGAAGCCTTAGCTGCTGAAACTTATTTTGACGACTGGCTAACCGCAAAAAATAAGCAAATAAAATCATCTACCAAAATTGGCTATACCAGAATTATTAATAATCTAATTATTCCAAAATTCATTGGCATCAATATTAGTGATATTAAACGTGCAGACGTTAGGAAGTGGCTGGCAGAAATGGACTGTAGCAATAAGCGCTTAGCTAATGTTCAAAGCGTTATGCGTACTGCGCTTCAAGATGCCGTCATAGATGAATTAATCGAAACAAACCCACTCTATGGCTGGAAATATGAAAATAAAGAAGCCCCTAAAAAAATAGACGACGTAGATCCATTCACTGCCAAAGAACAGGAATTAATACTGAATGAACTAGTTGGCCAAGATCATAATATATTTAAGTTCTTGTTTTGGACAGGGTTACGCACCAGTGAATTGGTAGCGGTACAGTGGAATGATGTAGATTGGCAGCGCGGCACGATCAGTATTAATAAAGCCATGACGCAAGCCAGTGAGGAATTTGAAGAGCCAAAAACAAAAGCTGGCATTCGTGATGTTAAAATTCTTGCCCCAGCAATGGAAGCATTAATTGACCAAAAGCAATATACCGCCTTAAAGAATAAAGAGATATTCCAAAGCTCGCATACAGGCGACCCGTTGACTGGTGACCAACGGCTACGTAAAGTAGTTTGGCAGCCAGCCTTAAAACGCGCCAAAGTAAAATACAGACGCCCATACCAAACACGCCATACCTACGCCAGCATGATGCTAACAGCAGGTGAATCAATCGCATGGCTAGCACAACAAATGGGTCATGCTGATTGGGCAAGCCTAAGAAAAACTTACGCGAAGTTTATCAAAGACTCTATCCCAGATGCCGGTGATAAAGCCGTATTAATGTTCAGCAAAAAAGCTGGCAAAAAGCTGGCAATAACACCTTGA